TATTTCTTTAGGCACGGTCTGGAATAGTCCATTTCCTTTTCTGGTGGAGAATAACAAAACACATGGAAGTTACGACGGTGAAAATGGCTGAACTATTAGGGATAACATCCAGAAGAATCAATCAGTTAAGTGACGAAGGTGTTTTGCCTAAATCTGGCCGGAACCTGTTTAATATTTCGGAAACGGTGCCAAAATGGATTGAGTATCAGCTCGGTTTGGAGCGGGAAAAATTCCGAAAAAACGATATGGAGATCGGTGAGGCCCGGCGCAGAAGAGAAGTGGCCGAGGCTCGCCTGAAAGAAATAGAGCTTGACCGGGTGTTGGGCGAGCTGATCACCCGGGAGATGGTTGAAATGAAGTGGAATACAATCCTTTCAAAAATTAAAACAAAAATACTATCTATTGGGACGTCTATAAGTCCGGTTATTGCCATGAGACCGGCGAGTTATTGCCAGGACAAAATAAGTGACGCATTGAGGGAAGTGTTGCATGAATTGCATGACAGCTCAATATAGCTATGTGTTTAAACTTGCCGCTCTGAAGCCGCCCGAAAAATTAAAAGTATCGGAGTGGGCTGATCGCTACCGCTATTTGTCGGCGGAATCATCTGCAAGCCCGGGACGCTGGAAAACGGCAACTGCAGAATATCAGCGGGCAATGATGGACGCCGTAAACGAGCCGGGGATTGAGACGGTTGTCATAATGTCGTCTGCGCAGGTGGGCAAGACGGAGATTATAAATAATATCTTAGGCTATTTTATTGATCAGGACCCGTCACCGATGCTTTTGGTGCAGCCGACCCTGGAAATGGCACACGCCTGGAGCAAGGACAGACTGTCACCGATGCTACGCGACACGCCCGTGCTAAGTGGAAAAATCAAAACATTAAAGTCTAAAGATTCTGACAATACAATTCTTCACAAGGTGTTTTTGGGCGGTCATTTGAGTGTATCCGGAGCAAACTCTCCGGCGTCATTAGCATCTCGCCCGGTGCGGATTGTTATGGTCGATGAAGTTGACCGCACGCCGACATCTGCTGGGTCTGAGGGCGATCCGGTAGGGTTGGCTATGAAGCGCTCGGCACGGTTTTGGAATCGGCTGCATGTGCTGATCAGTACGCCGACGATTAAGGGATTATCCAGGATAGAAAACGCCTGGCTTGAATCTGATCAGCGCAGATTCTATGTGCCATGTCCGCATTGCGGGAAAGAGCAAGTTCTAATTTTTAAAAATATTATCTGGGACAAAAACAAAGACGGCGGTCATAAGCCGGAGACCGCTCAATATGCCTGTGAGCATTGTGGCGTATTGTGGACAGACCCGGAGCGCTGGGATGCAGTCCGTTCCGGGCGCTGGATAGCATCGGCACCGCTACATAATACGGCCGGTTTTCATATTTGGGAAGCCTATGCACCGCAGTCAACGCTCGAGCGCATTGTGCGCGAGTTTCTGGCAAGCAAGGACAGCCCGGAGCGGTTAAAGGTGTTTGTTAATACGGTGCTCGGTGAACCGTTTGAAGAAAAATCTATCGGTGGTAATCCGGCTCTGCTATACGAGCGCCGGGAAACCTACCCCGCCGAAATTCCGCAAGGCGGCCTTGTTTTAACCTGCTTTGTGGATACTCAGGACAATCGGCTCGAAGGTGGAATCATGGCCTGGGGAATTGGTTTTGAATCCTGGGTTATCGAGCGTTTTACAATTATGGGCAGCCCGGCTGATAACAAAACATGGGCAGAGTTAGATATGCGCCTGGCAAAATCATTTGCCCATGAATCTGGGCATAAATTCAGACTTGCCTGTACCATGATCGATTCCGGCGGGCATTTTACGCAGCAGGTTTACGCCTTTGTCAAAACGAGAGAGGGTCGGCGAATATTTGCCACAAAGGGCGGAAACAAAATCGGCCAGCCGCTGCTCGGCAGACCATCCCGGGCAAACAAGAAGGGAATTAACCTGTTTACAATTGGGACGGACACGGCAAAACAATCGGTGATTGCTCGCCTGGCTATGGAGCAGCCAGGTCCGGGATATATACATTTCCCGATGCACATGGATGTGCAATTTTTTAAAGAATTGACCGCCGAAAAAGCAGTGTTACGCAATACGCACGGATTCCCGAAACGGGTTTGGGTTAAGGAATTCGGCGAGCGCAATGAAGCGCTGGATATTGTGGTCGGCAATTTGGCCGCTATCGAATTATTGGATCCTGCTTTTGAACAAATAAAGGCCGGGATTGAAGCCGAGAGCGAAGAAGAACCGGCGCAGAAACAAAGCCTAAGATTAAAACGACCGCGCCAGGGCTGGGCGAATAAGTGGAAATAACCGGTGCGATGTTATGGAAAACAAAAACAGGGGCGGGAGGCCCCGCAAACCGGATTTGAAACAGCGGGTTGACGTGGTGCTGACCATCTCACTGCAGGAGAAAATCAGAGCTTACGCCAACCGGCACGGGGTTTCTATTTCTTCGGTTTATCAGGAACAGATGGAGAAATTTATCAGGGAGAATGGATTATGAGCGTTTACAGGGAGTTTCTCGAAAGCAAAATCAAAAAAACAAGCGAATCGGGAATTGTAGTAGAGCGTGCGAATCTGCACGAAAGCCTTTTTGAGCATCAAAAAGATATTGTACAGTGGGCGATTCGCGGCGGGCGCCGGGCTATCTTTGCATCCTTTGGCCTGGGGAAAACCAGGATGCAGTCCGAAATATTGCGCCAGCTCGAAAAGGTGGAAGGTGGAAAATATCTGGTTATTTGCCCGCTTGGCGTTAAGCAGGAATTCCAACTGGTTGATGGACCGGCGCTGGGCATGAAAATAGAATATGTCCGCAATGATGAAGAAATCAAGAATTCATCAACGCCCTTTTTAATTACCAATTATGAGCGTGTCCGGGATGGCGGAATTGATGTCAATCAATTTACCGGGGTCAGCCTGGACGAAGCATCTGTCCTGCGGTCGTTTGGATCGAAAACCTACCAGACTTTTCTTGAGATATTCCGGGACGTCAAATATCGATATGTGGCCACCGCCACGCCGAGCCCGAACAAATACAAAGAGCTGATTCACTACGGCGGATTTCTTGGCATTATGGATACCGGCCAGGCTCTTACCAGATTTTTTAAGCGGGATTCCCAAAAAGCAAATAATCTGACCATCTATCCGCACAAAGAGCGGGAATTCTGGCTGTGGATGGCATCCTGGGCGGTGTTTATAGACAAGCCGTCTGATCTTGGATATGCTGATGATGGTTATGTTCTGCCCGGTATGGATATACAGCATCATCTGGTAAGGGTTGATCATTCCACCGCCGGTATTGATCAGCGTGGGCAGCGGAAAATGTTCCGCGAAGCTGCGATCAGTCTTCAATCGGCGGCTAAGGAAAAACGAGATTCGCTGCCCGAGCGCCTTAAAAAGACAAAGGAAATTCTTGGGCAATATGCCCCGGGCACCCATTTTATAATCTGGCACCACCTGGAAGCCGAACGCTATGCCATTGAGAAGGAAATAAAGAACGCTGTCACGGTTTATGGCTCACAGGATATGGATGAGCGGGAAAAAGATATTATTGATTTTGCCGAAGGGCGTATCCAGATATTAGCCACAAAGCCGGAAATAGCTGGCTCCGGAACGAACTTCCAGCGGCATTGCCATGTGGCCATATTTATGGGGATTGATTATAAATTTAATGATCTTATTCAATCTATCCATCGGATTTATCGGTTTCAACAAAACGAAGAAGTCCATATTCACATCGTGCTGGCTGAATCGGAATCAAATATCATCCGGGTGATAAGGGAAAAATGGGATCAGCATATAAAACTAACAAACAGCATGCGCGAGATTGTTAAAAAATACGGATTGGTACAAAAATCTATGCAAAAAGAATTAGAACGTACAATAGGCTCTGACCGGGCAGAAGTTAAAGGCCAGTTTTACACTGCGGTTAATAATGACTGTGTGGAAGAGGTTAAAACAATGGCCGAAAATTCGATTGATCTGATTCATACATCGATCCCGTTTTCCAATCATTATGAGTACACGCCGTCTTATAATGATTTCGGCCACAATGAAGATAACGGTCGCTTTTTTGAACAGATGGATTTTCTGATTCCCGAGCTATTGCGCATTCTGAAACCTGGCCGGGTTGCTGCTATCCATGTTAAAGACCGTATTCTTTACGGCAATGTGACCGGGCTCGGGATGCCATCGGTCGATCCATTTTCGGATATGACCACTGCCGCATTTACCAGGCATGGATTTGTGTTTTTTGGCCGAATCACCGTGGTTACCGATGTTGTCCGGGAAAATAATCAAACCTATCGCCTGGGCTGGACGGAAAACTCAAAAGACTCGACCAAGATGGGCAATGGCATGAGTGAGTACATCCTGCTATTCCGCAAATTGCCAAGCGACACCAGCCGGGCATACGCCGATGATCCGGTAAAAAAGGATAAGGCCGAATATCAGCGCCGCCAATGGCAGATCGATGCGCATGGATTTTGGAGATCATCCGGAGACCGGCACATAGACGCCGATGAAATTACCAGTTGGGACATGGATAAAATAATAACCTGGTGGAAAAACCATTCAGCCGATTCCGTCTATGATTATCACGAGCACGTTGAACTTGGCCATAAACTCGAAGACCGGAAGCGCCTACCTGCTACATTTATGCTATTTGCGCCGGTATCAAAAGACCCATCGGTATGGACAGATGTTAACCGGATGCTGGTGATGAATTCATCTCAAACACAAAAAAAACTGCAAAATCACGTCTGTCCGCTGCAATTTGACATTGTTGAGCGGATTATCAGCCGTTTTTCCAATCCCGGCGACCTGGTTCTTGATCCGTTTGGGGGCCTGATGACCGTGCCATACATGGCCGTAAAAATGAAGCGCAGGGGGTACGGAATCGAATTGAACAGTGAGTATTTTACGGACGGTGTTAATTATTTAAAAGCGGTTGAATACAAAATGGCCATGCCGACCTTGTTTGATCGGCTTGAAATTGCATCATAAGGGGGAAAAATGGAAAGCATTAAAAAAAATACCTATGTAAGACGCCCGTCTGGTGAATGCGATGCTCCGCCGCAAAAGGTCGGCGACGTCTGGCACTTTCCGCTGTGGCATTCTGACAAACCTTTGATCGTTGACGATAAGCAAAAAAACATTCTTTCCGGGCACCAGCTTTATTATAAAAGTGCATACAATGGCAAAAAAGGCTGTGTTACATACTACGATAAACAGCGTATACAAAACCTGG